TAACAGCGTTGTCTCTCTAAATCAAGCAATTCAACCTGAAGTAGTGGGACCCCTTTTTAAAAAAGGGGGATCGGTCTTTATTGATTAAAGTTAAATGGAATTGGGTTTGGTACCTCTATTGATCCGAGGTACGAGGTCCCCGCCGCGTAGCGGCGGGGACCAAGAGCCAACGCGCGCTAGCGCGTTGACCATTCGCTATGGACTAACGAAATTGTCATCATTGTATTGTGCTTCTGTAATTGGGCGACGTTCGCCAAGTAAATCATTAACGAAGTAATAATTACTATTGTTATAACCTCGCCAATCTCTATGCTTGTACCATGCGCTATCGCAACCAGTTCTTTTAGGCTCATGTATTTTGCCGAAGTGATTGAGTGCATGATCAATGTGTTTATTAATCCAATCATACATACATCGTTGATCGCAAAAGTTTCCATTGCCATAATAGAAGTGAGATCGCTTGCGCGTTTCATAATGCTTATCGCCTTTATGTCCTCTTATCCTGTCTTTAGTTTTATACTCGTGGCAACTTGGACCTTGGCAATATTTCACTTCACTCATTAATGCCTTGTCACTTTCTTCTCAGCTTGAAAGTTTCGCCACTCATCTGAGTTCTTGATTAAATGATGTGCTTTAGGAATAATTAACATTAACATTATCCACGACATTTCTTCATCTGTGAATTGTCCACTCGCCCAAACATTATCAACTCTTTTAATTGTTTCTTCTTTGTCTTGTCCTCTTACTTCCCAAATATAATGAATTGCACTCAAAAATCTAGAGTGCAACCATTTAGGCAAGTGATCATCAACTGTTTTTCTGATTTGTTCTTTCATTTTTTGTCCTTTTTATAGGTCAGGTCAAATGTTTTATTGACAATATGGGCAAGATGATTACTTCCAAACATAACACCTAGCCAAAGTAGTCTACGTTCCTCAGGTAGATTGTGACTTTCAATATAATCTTTCAGCTCTTTTTGTGTTTTAAAAGTAGCGAAGAAATTACTGCCTTGTAGTTTTATACTCATAGTACCTCCCAGTTGGTTGCATAACGATATCCTTTTTTATCTAAATCCCAATAATGTAAAAAAGGTTGACTGTCTTTTAATCTACTCCCAAATCCACGACAGTTCTCAGTTAAAATGCCGAAACGTCTAACTTCTTCGCCATTCTTTTTAGTGTATTTGATTTTGAACTTTTTATTTCTTTCGATTGTGTCCATTGTGGGATAATGGACTATTATCCCACTAATGTCAATACCCTATTTTTGGGCTTGGTCGTAGATTTGACGAGCCAAGATTTTTTGTTCTCTTGTTTGTGTCTTATTTTTAAGACTAGCTAAATGATTTAATATGTCTTGATTTGAAACCACAATTCCTTTTGATGTAGTTGCAAGGATATCAGTTTCAGTAATTGTGATACCCATTTTCTTACACATATCAATGGATTGTTCTAAATAGACATGATCTCTTAAACCCGCTTTTAAAACTTTGCATTGTTCTAAAATAGTTTCAATCCATTTAGTATGAGCCATGATCAATTTGGATTTGGCTTGTTGCCAAGTCATCAAAATTGCAAACTCTTTTTGATCACAACCAAGTTGCCTATCTCGGCAATATTCACGACCAATTAAGTCGAGTTGATAATCATTGTTCCACTCACGCGCATAACTCGTTTGATTATCCTTGCCGCCAGTTAAACCAAGTTCCCTTTCATTCGCTTGGTCAACTTGTGTCCAATGAGGATTGGATTGATTTTCTTCGCCACTACCATTTCCCCATTTTTGTTCAATATTAATATCGGGATTACATTTTTCCCCTTTATTAATTTTGCCTTTTAACTCATCACGAAAATAAGCATAAGCAAAATCATTTTGCCTACTATTTTCCGAGCCATTTATATTTCCATCTAATCGAAAATCAAAATGTTGTGTGACATAGTTATCCTCATTTTTATCATTGTTCTCATCATCAGCTTTTGCCAAGTAGCCAAAATGGAAGCAACTATCTTTCGCAATAGTATCGACATTTTCAAACTTATTTTGGAGATGATAAGCCATCTTAACATCTGCATCTGTATAATGTCGTCTAACTATTTTCTCAGCAAGTTTCCACGTCTTATCCTGGAGAGGTTTTATTATTTCCCTCCCCTGTAAAAACGCTTCACGTTCCTGAGTGTTTTCTTGTTCTAAAAAAGGTCGCATAAATACATTTAATATCTTTGATCTATGCCCTTGATTATTTCGAACTCTAGCCATTGTGTCCTTTCTGTTAAATTAAAAATATATTTATAAGGTATTGACTTTTAAAAGTCAAGGGATTATATAGGAGGGTATGAATAATAAAGAAATAGCATATCAAAATACACTTGATGCAATGTTTGCTAATCGTTGTCATGGTTGTGGTTGCACACCCAAAAATGATGAATGGGCAGATAGAGCTAAAAATCTGTGCATAGATTGTAAAAATGATGAAGAATAAAATGAAAAATATTGATCCATTTAATATAGTATTTGCCTGTGGCATTGCAGTAGGTCTTTGGATTTTTGCAATGGTTTGGTCAATACTTTGGATATTATGATTTTAGAAAGTTTATGGTTTTATTTCTTTTTATTTGTAGCTGGATTTATTTGGCTATATTTAACTGAATAAAACATAAAGCCAATCGGCGCCATGATTAGGAAACATTTATGTATTCCCTGTAGTGGCGCCCTTGACCCCAGGTCCCCTAGCGCGGCGTTATTGTAAAATAATTAGCCACCATTCTAGAGTAGGGGACCTGGGGTCAAGCCGGTACAGGATAAGGCTAGCGCCTGCTTGGCCAGAAAAAATTATGAAAGAAAAAAGCTACAAGCTCCAAGCTGCAAGCTTGACAGCCTGTCCCAGAGATGATAGGATGAAGCCTGATCTCGTTTGATGGTTTTCCGATCGATAAATTTGTCAAATCATACACAGGTCCCTGAACCATGGTTCAGGGGCCAGCGTTAACACTGAAAGGATATATGAAAAAATTCACAATAGAAGTCTCGCACGCCTCTGGGCCACAGCTGTTGACCATCGCAGCTGAGCTCAAGATCATGAGCAATGGATGGGAGAAGTACGGACCCCGGATCAGGATCAACGGCCAGAAGCTGCAAGCGCTCGAGCTCCATGCACCAAGACACAAGCAACAAGCAACAAGCCGCAAGCGCCATAGTATGAACACATTCCAATAATAGAATAAAAATAGAAAGGAATATTATGTCATTCGATAACACGATTAAATTAATAACTCTTCAACGAGGAACTTTAGTTCAGGCCATCCAAACAATTGATGACCATTTTTATGCACGAGTCCAACCTAAGGAGATTCTGGAGCTGCGAGAAGCACTGGACAAGGTCCTGAATCATAACAAAGATATGGACGAAGGTTCAGAGATGGAATTAACAAAAATTAAATTAATATGAGAGTCAAAGAAGCAAAAAAAATAACAGGCTCCATGACCCGGACCAAGAAAATGCCTGGCCTGAGCTACAGCCTGCCAGCGTGGGAGTGTATTACAGGCAAGAAGCTGCGCAAGGTCCCCGGATCAGTCTGCGCGGGCTGTTATGCATTAAAAGGAAATTATACAAGATATCCTGCAATCAAAGCAGCTCAATACTACCGTCTGGCGTCCCTGATGGAGCCCGACTGGATACCTGCCATGGTGGCCCAAGTGAAGAGACAGCTCTGGTTCCGCTGGCACGATGCCGGGGACATTCAGAGCGCCAAGCATCTCAGTAATATATTTGAAGTGTGCAAGTTAACACCGGCAACCAGACACTGGCTGCCAACGCGCGAAGCAAAATTTTTAAGATTTATAGATCCAGACATAATTCCGGCCAATTTAATCATTAGACTGTCAGGTCATATGATCGACGGTAAAAACGCCAGCTGGTGGCCGTGGACCAGCGCTGTTAGTTCGAAGAGCAAGACCTGCCCGGCCTCGGATCAGGGCAACCAATGCAAGAGCTGCCGCGCATGCTGGGACAGGGAGGTCCCCAATGTCACATATCCGAAACACTAGAATCATTGAAGAGCTCCATGAACAATGGGCCAGGGAGAATGGATATCGGGAAGAAGCTGCAAGCAGCAAGCAACAAGCGGCAAGCACCAAGCGTCAAGCGCCAAGCACCCATAGCATCAAGCCACAAGCTCTAAGAGTTCAGAAATCTCAAGCCAAGTAAGGGAGGGCCATGGGCCATGGCCCATAGTTACAAGCTCTTGGATCTTGGATCCTGGAATAAGTTTCAGGGAGCACGGACCGAGGGTCCGGGCTAGAATAAATGTATGTTTAGGATGGGTAACATGCCACGAGATTTGATGCGGAGAAAATCTGAGTTTGTTCCCTCGCGCGACTTTTAATTCGATAGTGAAAAACTGGCCAGAAGTATTGTAACCCAACACATCAGGCATGCCAAGTAAGCTAAGGTTTTCAATACGATTCCAGAGGATGGAAGGTGTATTCTTTTTAAGATCTTTATATAATTTTCGTTCAGATGTAAGTGCATTTTTCAAAGTAGCTACTGCTTGTTAAAAGATGCCCCTTAACTTATCAGGCATCCTCAATGTTCTATGGTTTCCAGTCTTGAGAACTAAGCGATGACTCGGTTGACCAATCAACGTTCCATCGTTTGTATGCACTTCCATTCTTACAATCTCTTCCAAAAAACCATTCTTCTCCACATAAACTTTAGCTTCTGAAACAGTATTGCCTTGACGTTTACCATCACGAGTAGCCTCGGTAAATTTACTTAAGAATTGTTGAAGATCTTTAACAAACATTACATGCCTGATTTTCTGGCCTTATCCATTTTTGCATCTAAATAGTTGTGTATCTTTTTATTCTCAGCATGCAACTCTATATTCTCTTGCTCTAACTCTGTCAATCTTTCTTGTAATTTTCCATTATATTTTTGATGTGACTCATTGACCTCGAGTGCGTCCGCAATCCTATTATATAAATCATTATTCTCTCTTTTATATTTTTCCCTATCCACATGTAATTGTTGTTTGAGAGCTTCAACTTCTGATTTTAGACTTTTCATCTCAGGGGAATTTATACCTATCCCCTTAACGAGGATAGTTTCGGTTTCAGCTTCCTGAGCACGCTTCTTCATCTTCTTAAACTCCCCAGACAAACGTTCCACAATTTGTTTTGTTCCTCTCAACATGTTAACCTCCTTAAGCAATTCATCATAGGCTTCCTGTCCTTTCCTTACCTCATGCCTGTAATGATCAATCAAACCCGCTGCATCATTCGGCAATCCTTTTTCTCTATCTTTTCTCATTTCTCCCATAATACAAACTTTCTTCATTCACATTGACTTTTTATCAATGTTACCTTAAATTGTCAAATATGGGTGTTCCTAAAAGATTAACTGAAATGCAGATGAGATTCGCCGAGTTTATAGTATTCGGGGGCAAAGATGGACCTATGACTCAGGCCGAAGCAGCCATCGCTGCTGGCTATAGCGTGAAGAGAGCTCGATCTGAAGGATCAGAACTTATGAATCCCAGACTCAGTCCCCTGGTCGTACAATATGTAGGTAAACTCAAAGAAGAAAGACTTGAAAAATTCAAAGTCACCTATGATGGACACCTGGCTGAGCTAGCAAGAATTAAGGATGCCGCTTTAAAGAGAGGGAGCTTTTCCTCTGCAGTAAACGCTGAAACCAATCGAGGCAAGGCAGCAGGATTATACATAGAACGAAAAATAATAAAACATGGGAAACTAGAAGACATGTCAGAGCAAGAACTAGAACACAAAATGAAACAAATTTTAGAGGACTATGCACCAATTTTAAACGTTACCCCCGAGAAACCATTATTGGACCAAAAACAATCACAAACCAAACGAAAGAAAAACCGAAAAGTACCAAAAAATATTGTTGCCAATCCGACACCTAAATCTCCTATTAAAAATCTCTCTCAAAAACTTCAAGATGAACTTGAACCTATCAGTGAGGAATCACACTCAAAACCCAAAGAGCAGTAATAAAAAATATTACCATTCCTATTTTAAATAGTAGGTCTGGATTCCACATCTTAACTATCTTTTCTTTTTCTTCTTAGCTTTAGCTTTTTTCTTTTTCTTTTTAGCTTTTTTCTTTTTCTTAGGCATTAAATCCTCCTTCCAAATATTATACATCTCTTCACTAAGTCCTCCGAATGAGACGTCTTCCATTACTTTAACTTAATCATTTTATTAACGCAAGAGGTAGGAATAACGGTACGCTCTCCAAACTGGATACCATCATCATCAGTATCATAGCTGGCAAAGATCTTAATGACTTTTTTATTCTTCTCATATAGCCATCCTTCACTGACAGGCATAGCCAATTTCATTCGATCAAATTCTTTATCCGAAGCCCATCCAGAATCAGAAGAGATATCGGACCACTCAATACGATATTTATTATAAGGGAATTTAACAGGAGAAGATCCTGTTATAATCTCTTGTTGCATTTTTCTCTTTTGTCTTCTTTTGGGCATCATGTGTTATACCATGCTATATAGAGATGTGGGACATTTTTTACTTTTCAAAAACCTTTTTACGCGCGCGCGTAGGCCTTTCTTGCTATGGACATAAATTTGTGTCCATTTTTCATGTTTTTGTCAAGAAAGTGTCCACACTTTGATCAATAAAATCAACACTTCTAGACGATTTGGACACTTTTCCACTTTTTTTTACTTATTTATACTTTTCAAAAGTAAAAAAATCTCCCACATCTCTATATGCAGATTCGCTGCCTTATTTTGAACATATTTCTGCCTAATTTGTGCCGTAATAGCGCCTCAATGTTGCCATCTTCTCAGCGGCAAAAGAGACTTTGGCAAGTAATTTATCAATCTGTCCCGTTATGTCTACGTGATCCGGAATAACAGTATGATTCATCATTAGAGCGTCAATCTTGACCAGAGCATCTTCTTGCTCAGCTGTATAACGCTTGATCAATGCCTGAAAGAGTCTTTCTCTGATTGTGCCTGCTTCTCTCATATCCCCTCCTTAATTTTGTTTTCTTCGAATTCTGCCAATAATTCTTTGGTGTCAATATGCACTTCTTCCTTATAATCTTGTATTAATTCGTAATATTCGTTGAGTCTTGCTAAAAACTTATGTTTCCATGATCTTAATTCAAGCCCGGAAAACTTGAATTCTTGGTAATATAGGTCAGGAGTACATACCATTATTATACATTGTCCAATGTTAGAGCCATGAACATAGTCATGAGCCATGGCATAAGCTGCTGCCTGTAAGTAATAATCTTCAATCCATTCTTCTCTTTTAGGACGATTGGCTTGCTTGAAGTCAACCACAGTCTCCAGGTCATTATGCATGCAGACCAGGTCGGTTGATCCGGCGTAGAGTCCGGGATAATATAATGTAACTTCTGATCCGTAGTATTCTGTAATAGGAGTGAATCCTATTTCAATAATCTTTTGAGCCATCGGTTTGGCTTGGACACCAATTTCCGTAAGGTCTTCATACCCAATGTTCCTGATGTGTTTCTCCAGGAACTTGTGCATGCTAGTCCCCCGCTTGCTAGATAAATTCTTGATTCGTTCTGCTTCTTGTTCACCAACTTTTTCCTTCCAGCGCCTTATATACGATTGATCTTTCGTTCGTGCAAGGATTGTTGTAACGCTGGGCAATTTAAATCCAGCGATCTCGTAGTTCCGTGCTCCGTGGTCCGTGCTCACCGTACCCCGGACGTAGTTGTATTTAGGATTTTTTTTCATTCTCTAATTTTTCTTTTAGGACCTCGATCCGGTGTTCAAGTCCATCGATCGTGGTGTACATCCAGCCACAATCATGCGGCTCGATCTGTTTTTTAAACCATTGGATCGTGTCTTTTAACAC